GGTATTATGGCAAAAGTTGCAAAAGTTGAAGCTATCAAAACATTTACAGACTCCGTTGGTGGTGTTATGCGCCGCAAAGGTGATGTTTTTGAGTGTTCTGCCGATAGAGCAGAGGCTCTTGTAAATTTCAAAAATGAGGGCAGGGCTTTTCAGCTTGTAAAGGTGTTAGAAATTAGCGAGATTGTTGAAGCTGAAGTTGTTGAAATAGAAAAAGACGATTTCTCACACTATGGTGCTGAAGACTATAGCCTGCAGAATGCAAAATCCGCTTTGATCGAGAAAAAGAAACCTGTTGCGAAAAAGAAAACAGTAAGTAAGAAAAAGAAGTAAAATAACCGATAGCTGACCAAGATGACTGACTCCACCCTACACACTAAAGAAGCTAAAATGCGCACGCTCAATCGAGATGCAATTCTTGCTTGTGTTATTGACGAGGATATTCAAGATGCTTTCAAAGCATTGTTGAGCATTATGAAAACAGCCGAAAAGGATTCTGACAAAATAAACGCTATCAAAACGTTATTGGAGTATGCAATCGCCAAGCCAAAGCAAGAGGTAGATGTCAGCACTCTCGGTGATAAAATATCGGCTATACAGGTTCAAATCATAAAGCCCGATGAGCCAACTTCAAATTAAAGCCTCGATTGTTTTACAAAAAACACTTGACGCTCAAAATACGAAAATTATATGTCATCAGGGCAGTTCGCGTAGCTCCAAAACTTGGAGCATTTTTCAATACTTTTTGTTGAAAGCCCTGCAGGGTGAAAAGTTTGTGCTTACGATTGCGAGAGCCAAACTCACTTGGGTAAAAGCCACCTTGCTAATGGACTTTAAGCAGTTGTGCGAGGATTACGGCATAGCCGTTTCGCCTGATGTAAACATAAATAGGCAGGAGCAGAGCTACACAATAAACGGCTCGGAATTTGCTTTTTTCGGATTAGACTACGCTGAGAAGCTACACGGTCGAAAACAAACCTACACTTGGTTAAACGAGGTTATGGAGATTGACCGCAAAAGCTTTGACCAGCTCGAAATGCGTACAACAAAACAGATCGTGATTGACTACAACCCTGCTTATGATGACCATTGGGTATTTGACCTGCACAAGCGGCCCGATGTTGCGGTTATTCAATCCACTTTCAAAGATAATCCCTTTTTAGAGCAGACGATTGTCGATAAGTTATTAAGCTACGAGCCTACTGCCGAGAATATTGCCAAAGGCACGGCAGATAACTATATGTGGGAGGTTTATGGACTTGGTAACAAAGCGAGGTTGCAAGGTGCTATCTTTACCAATTGGGATAAGGCAGAAATTCCACAGGACGCGAAGTTTCACGGCTATGGAATGGACTTCGGTTATAGTTGTGTTGCGGATAATTCTAGGGTGGAGATTATGGGTGGATATAAGCAGATAAAGGACATTTCTATAGGCGACCTTGTACTAACGAGGGGCGGATATCGGTCGGTTACTTCCACTAAAGATATGGGATATAGAAATGTATATGAATTAGACTTTGGATATGATAAAATAATATTAACAAGCGACCATCGAATATTTACTAGTGACGGTTGGAGGCGCGTTGATGAATTATCTAGTCAAGAGGAACTATGTATACGCAAGTCGAGTTTAACGGAAGGACTTATCGGAGATACCATAATGGTAAACACTCCAATTACTTTTTCTCAACCGATGCTAGAAAGAGCAGGTTACATCGTGATATATATGAATTCTATAATGGAGAGATACCAAAGGGCTATTGCGTCCATCACCGAGATTTTAATCCGCTTAATAACAAAATCGAGAATTTGCAACTCGTTACTAAGGCAGAGCATCAGACAATCCATTACCCCGATGGGGGATTGCAGAAGATATCTAAAGGCGAAATGGATAGAATTCGAGCAGAGAATGGGTTTACGAAAGACAACTGGAATATTAGGAGAGGTAAATCTATGGATACTGCTATTAAGCGTATTAGGAAGTGCTCAGAGTGTGGCAGGGCAATTACTCCAACGAATACGCACCAGCGTTTCTGTGGTGCAAAATGTAGAAAAATTTCGAATAGCAGAAGCAGCACTAAACAATACACTTGCGAGAATTGTGCAAAGGTATTTATCGCGTCGTCGTATTACCCAAGAAATTCCTGTTCTCGCGCGTGTGCCAGTATCCTTACGGCTACTAAAAGAAAAAAGAAGAGTATTTGATATTAGCGTGGAGGGCGAACGAGAGTTTTTTGCCAATGGATTGTTAGTTCACAACTGCGACCCAACCACTCTTGTCGGAGTTTATACACACAACAATGAGGTATATCTCGATGAAGTTCTTTATCAGACTGGTATGACCAACCAAGATATAACAGACCGATTCGACACGATGGCAATCCCTCGAAATCAAATCATTGTTGCGGATAGTAGTGAGCCGAAATCGATTGAAGAAATCAGGCGGCGAGGGTACGCGATACGAGGAGCTGAAAAGGGTCAGGACTCGGTACAGTTTGGCATTGACTTACTAAAGCAGTTTAAGTTGCACCTAACACCTCGAAGCGTGAACCTAGAAAACGAATTCCGTAAATACAAATGGGCAGAGGATAGGAACGGTAAGAGCCTTAACGTACCGATTGATGAATACAATCATGCGATTGACGCTAGCCGTTACCTTGCAAGTTATGCACTTAAGGCCAAAAATAAAGTTTCTATTGTCGATCGCCGTTCGTTTGGTATTTAGTTACGGAAATGTTATGATATATTTGACATTACATTAAACACTATGCTATGCAGAATTATTTAACAATGCCAGTTGGCACTTTGCCTACAAAATCCACGATTGACGAGGCTATTAAGTGGAACGAGCTGCTAAAATACTACTACGATAAAGCCGACAATTACTACGGCGGCGATCACCCTGTCTTGTATCGTACGAAGACAATCGCACTTAAAAATAACAAACTCGTAACAAACCACTGTAAATACATCACGGATATAAATGTTGGATACCTGCTAGGCAATCCAGTCGATTATCAGACTGCAGGCGACCTAGAGGATACCGCAATCGCTCCTGTTCTTGACCTGTACCGCCGCCAAACTGTAGAGGGTGTAGACACCGATATCGCTATGGATTGCTCTATATTCGGTCGGGCTTACGAATATGTATTCATAAATACAAAGGGTGATACACGCTCGGCTAAAATTGATCCACGGAATTGCGTTGTTGTTTATGACGATACAATCGAGAGATTGCCATTATGGGCGGTTATGTACCAGTACGGTGACGGACAACAGATAGAGAAATTGCAAGTTGTTACAGTTGACGAGGTTATAACCTACGATACAAAGGGCGGTTCGTATACCGAGAAATCCAGACTACCTCACAATTTTGGTGATGTACCTGTTGTTGAATACTGGAATAACGACCGTACGCAAGGCGACTTTACACAAGTTACTACGCTGGTAAATGCCTACAACTTCCTGATGAGTGACCGTGTAAACGATAAAGAGCAGTTAGTTGAAAGCATTTTGGCTATGTACGGCTATGGACTTGAAGAGGGGCAACGAGAGCAGTTGTTGCTTTATAGAACGCTTGAGAACTTACCAAATGACGGTAAAACGGAGTACCTTACAAAGCAATTAAACGAAGCTGATATTGAGATACTAAAAAACGCTATTGAGCAGGATATTCATAAGATTTCTATGACTCCAAATATGAGTGATGCCAACTTTGTAGGTAATTCAAGTGGCGTTGCTATTGCTTATAAGCTTCTACCGTTTGAGCAGAACATTAAGAATAAGCAAAGAGCTATGGAGGCTGGACTTCGCAAGCGTTTTGAACTCTATGCAAATCACCTCGCTTACTTAAAGAAAATGAGCGAAATCGAAATATCTGATGTTGAGATTATATTCAAGAGAAACCTACCTAAGAACGACCTAGAAACCTCACAAATGATTGCCAACTTACGAGGTGTCATTTCTGCTGAAACTGGTATATCACAATTGTCGTTCGTTAAGGACGCTTCCGCTGAAGTAGAGAAAGCGAGAGAAGAGGGATTGCAGGGTATGAACGCTGAAATGCCAGAATTCGGTACGCCTGATGCTACACTCGAAACACTAGAAGAAAAGGGACTGGTTGAAGCTACAGCAAAGCAGGATAGTTTGCTGACTAAACTTAAAAACCTAATGGGTGGACAATAAACTAAAGCAAGTTATTGACCGCCTCGAATTAGAGAAAAAACTGACCACGCTTGCGGAATTGACCACCGAAGCACTTGCAAAAGTAAAATCGGTTTTTTCTAAAGAAATCGAGCGAGTCGATGGCGAAATCATAAAGCTAGACGAAAAGATTGAAACCTCAGTTACCGAGCTTATTTCGGTTACTGACGCAATCACCTCTGATGCGGTTAAAACGAACGAAACTATTCAAGATGTAAAAGCAGAGGTAGCGAGTGTGGATAGCGACTTGCAGGCGACCAAGCGCGATTTGAGCGACAAGATTGCAAAGGTCAAGGCGATCAAAGGGGATAGAGGTGAGAGAGGCGAAAAAGGAGATCGCGGCGAGAGAGGTTTGAGAGGTGAGAGAGGGGTCGCTGGGGCAGATGGGCGCGATGGTATCGATGGCGTTACAACTACGATTGAAACGAAAGTTCCTTTGACTCGTGACGATGTTGTAAAGCTTGCAGGCGACTTGACCGAGTTGCCGAGAGAATTAAAAATGACAACAAAGGCGATAAGAGATTATCGAGAGGAAACGATACGCATAGCCAGCGAGGTTATACCTGCAGGCGGCACGACAATACATAACGAGCTATCGGGGCGAGATGCTGCAGCTACGCACCCTGCCAGCTCAATTCAGTATGGTGATGGGAATGTAGGCGAGATACTAGACAATCGGGTTATTAGTGTCGATGGGCAAACTGGCGCGGTGGATTTGTCAGATACATACCAGCCAAAAGAAGACCAGCGGCTTTCTACGACTGACGAGGTGGCGTTTACTTCAGTCACTCTTGTAAATCCTAATGCCGAGCCTGTAGGCAAATTATGGTGGAATGAGGTCGATGGGACTGTAGATATATCGCTCAAGAATGGGGCGACCTTGCAGACTGGTCAAGAGTTGCATTTCTATGGCAAGGCTTCGGGCAATATCTCTAACGGCGATGTATTGCAGTTTGCAGGCGTGCAGGGTGACCATATTCTAATGAAGAAGGCAGTTGGAGCTGAAATTGCTACGCACCCTGAGTATCTTGTAGGTATTGCAACGCAAAATATCACGAACGGAGAGTTTGGCTATGTTACTTGGTTTGGTAAGGTGAATGGCGTGTTTACAACTGGATTTACCGCTGGTGATATTTTGTATTTCAACACTGACACTTCGACCCTGCAGAATACACAACCCGATGCCCCTTTGCGCCGAATTATCGTGGCAAGTGTCATTAAGGAGGCTACAGGGGGTGCTGAAAACGGAACTTTTCTAGTTCGCCCGACTTGGGGGTTTAGGTTTGCAGACCTAGATGATGTAGACGGAACTGATCCAGTCGCAGGTGATATACCGCAATATCAATCAGATGGTACATGGAGCAGAACAATACTAACAGATGTCAATTTTAATAGCCAAACGGCTATAGCTATGGGAATGGAGAATGGTACTACACTTCCTAGCAGTCCGGCAGAAGGTCAATGGTTTTTACTGAAGGCAACGAATAAGACGATTCTATATGAGTATATTAAAGGGATATGGTATGCTACAAGAAGTTTCGGAACTATGACTTTGTATGTTGACCCTGTACTTGGTACTGATAGCTCTGAAAAAGGCTTTGGGACTGGTGCAGATGCCTACAAAACAATGCAATATGCTTACAATCAGATACCACCTATTGTGGATAGTATAGTAACCATTAACCTAGCAGACGGAACTTATACATTCACAAGTACATGGGCATTAACGCCTAGACTTGTTCTAACAGCTGGTGCCTATGTGACTATAAGGGGTAGTACAACATTCCCTACAGTAGATAGCGGAACTGCAACGAGTGTTACGAATGGTAGCGTGTCTGCAGGTGCGACGATCACTGATACGACAAAAACATGGGTAGTAGACTCGTTAGAAGGTAAAAGGATAACCATTAATGGAGTTAACTACCTGATAGATAGTAATACAGCTAACACGATAACAATACTGGGGTATTTCACAGTAACACCAACGAACTTGGCCTATACAATTTCTACGCAAGGGGCAATTATAAAGAGGTCGTCAGCAGTCAACTTTTACTCCTTGCAGACTGGTATGTCATTTTTGAGGTTTGAGAACATCAAGTTTGAAATGCCATTGACTGGTAACATAGGGTCAGGCAATGGGGCGACACATAACTTCATCTGGTGCTGGTTTGATTTACAGCAGACTAATGGCTCAGCTTTACTCACAACTATTACTCAAATTATTCTTTCTCTTACGAACTGCTATGCTAAAAAATCCGTCGCAGTTAGCAGCAACCCATTTTTTGCTATATCGGGGTTGTCATCGGTAAGTATTACTAACTCGTTATTAGTAGGCGCACCATCAACAACGGTAAGTGGGGCGTTACAATTGCAAGGAGGAACTTCGCTTATCTCGGTAGCATCTATTTACAAGAATTGGGTAGGTAGGGCTGTATCTCTGCAAACTTCATATTGGGCTGCAGGTGCTGTAAGTTCATTCATGAATCAATTCAAGAACAATGGAATTGGATTGGAACTTTTAACAGGTAGCGTAATTCAGATAGATACTGCTACGATGTACTCAGGTAATACCTATGACAAGTTTCATAATTGGTCTTATGGCAACACTGCTCTTACTGCAGTACAGAACAATCCAACATTGACCATATCACAACTTGCGGGGCAGACAGCCAACTTGATAGAAATGAAGAATTCGGTTGGTACACTTACTAACTATACAGATATTGATGGCGATTTGCATACTGATAAGGTAGAATCATTAAACGGCTCATTGTCATTAGTAACTTCAGAAGTAAAGGTCGGAAAACAAACGAACGGTACACAAAATGACATATCTGTAGTAGATACGATAGGCTCTAATATAGATGGCGGAGATTTAGTTATAACAGGACAGAAATCCACAGGAACTGGTAGCGGTGGGGATATTGTATTTGAAGTAGGGGGAATAGGTGCAGGTGGTAGTGATTCTATTACACTAGGTAATCAGCAGTCTCTCATAAAGTCGATTGCATCAAGTTATACACAGGCACACACGATAGCCAACAATCCTGATAGAATTATGTTTGTGCAATTATATTATGTTGCTACGGTACCACGAGCAACAGCAGTTACATACAATGGGGTAGCAATGACTGAGTTAGCTTCGCAGGTGTCTGGTACGTCAGTACAACAGCTATGGTATTTAAAAAATCCAGATGTAGGTACTTTCAATGTAGTGGTTACTAATAATACGGTGGCGGCAGCTAGAATAGGTATAGTAGATTATTATAATGTAGCACAGAATAACACATTTGGAAGTAGCTACAGCAATGCTGTAAATAGTACCACTGGTATGAGTGCAACTCTTGTACCCGAAACACCGAACCAATTATCAATCGCATTTTATACAAATGCAGGTGGTGGGGTGGTGGTTACTCCGAGTGATACACAGGTATATTTATTAGGTAGTACAGCCACACCTGTTGGGGTAATTGCACACAATTATGAGCTGAATGGTATAGACCTTAGCTTTACATATACTGATGGGTCACTTCGCAGACAAGCTATATATGGGGTGGTACTTAGACCATCTAGTGAAAACATAAATGATGGTAGCGAAGTTTTAAGAATCACGAAAGACGGGATAAAGACACTAGGATTCTCACAATCTGTAGTGGTAAAAAGTGCAGATTGTACTCTAGATAAGAATGATGACATTGTGATATTTGACACTTCAGCCACAGCTACGCTACCTCTAGCCACAGGGAGCGGTAAGATTTATAAGATAAAATCTGAGAGTGGGAGCGGTGCTAATGTAATAGTAACAGCAAGCGGAACTGATACGATAGATGGCGACATTAGTACAATGGTAACAGATGGTAATTCACCTACGCTTGTAGACTATGCAGGTGGTAAGTGGGCTTTAATTTAGTATATAAACAAAATGAGTTACTTTAATGATATAAGATACGACCCTTTGCAACTATCACTTGATGCAATGGGTAAAGTAAGAAGTTCTACAGAAACTACACTATTTGATGGCAAAGTGCTAAATGCTGATAGACTTACAATATGGGAAAATGCTGGTACTGGAACTGGAACTTATTCGGCCTCAAAGTACAATATGAATGTTACAAGCGGCCAATGGCATGTTAGACAAACTAAAAGATTCTATCCGTACTTTAGTGGCAAGTCGCAAGTGGTAGAGGTTACTTTTGATAACTTTGAAACAGAGGCTAATGTGGTTAAGAGGGTTGGTTACTTCTCAAGCAACGCAGTATCACCTTTCGATACGACTTATGATGGATTTTGGCTAGAAGATGATGGCACTACAAAAAGAATAATAGCGAAAAGAGCAGGTACCGAAACCTTGAATATAGCAATTGCAAACTGGACTTCTGCTCATAGTTATGACTGGTCATCACACGATTGGTCGAACTTTAATGTTATCAAGTTTGACTTCTTATGGCTTGGTGGCGCAATCTTGAGAATGTTTGTGGATACACCACAAGGACTGATGCTAGCACATTATCATGTCCATGCCGAAGCCAATGCAGATGTATTCATACAATCTCCAAACCAGCCTGTTAGATATGAAATTAGAAGTTCTACAGGAACTGGTGATTTTAGATATATCTGCTCAAGTGTAGCTACAGAGGGTAGTGTAGATGAATCAGGGCATGGACTTGCAGTATACAATCCTACAGGATTAGCGGCTAATTCGGTCGGCACGATTTATGCTTTGATAGGACTTAAAAAACAAACTACTTATAGAGATAACGCAATCCAGCTAACTAGTATGGAGATTGTGAATACCACCGTAACTACAGATTCTGGGGTGCTTATGGTTATAATCAATCCTACATTATCAGCTCCTTTGACCTATGCTAACAACTCTATGATACAGGTAGCTTATGGGACAGGAGAAACAATTACAGCAGGGACTGGGAGGGTAATTGCGACAACGACAGTTAGCTCCGCAGGTGGTAGCTCGGATATATTGAACAAGAACTTCCTAGCGTGGCTAAGTTCTACACTTACAAATACCCATGATGAATATGTATTGGCCTATATGCCAGTCACCGCAAATCAGACAGTGCATGGTATTATGAACCTAAAGGAATTTTAAATATTAGAAAACTACAATGGCTTTGCAATTACAAAAACAATTAAACAACGGGATTACAGCAGATTATTGGAGAATTATCAGGGTAAATAATCAAAAGAGAGGGTTTACAGAAGTAACAATTGGCCTTTTTAGAGATTCAGGAATAAATGATAATGGGGTATTAGATACAAGGGCCTTTCAATATGTAATAAATGGCGCAATATTCGAAACTGGTAATGTTTATCAGACCATATATGAGCTGATTAAGCTAGAAGAGGAGTTTGCGGACGCTATCGACTGTTAATTATATAGTTTACTTCGGACTGTAATGACTTCAAAAGAATATTGGGCAGATAGACAAAAGCAAAGGGTTGTAGATGCTGAGCTGCAGGGCAGGCTTGCCATCTCGAAATTGCAGGTGATCTATAACGAGGCTTATGCCAACATACGCGACGCTATAAACCGCACTTACGCGAGCTATAGCCGAGCAACTGGATTGTCGGTAGACGAGTTGGCGGTCGCACTTAACGCACAAGATAGAACGCAATATATCGCATCACTTTCAAGGGCGCTTGGGCGTGCTGGTCTTGACATAAAGGGCGTATTTGACGATAGGTATATTTCGAGGCTCACACGACTTGAAGCCCTTAAAAAGCAGATTTATTACGAAGTACTAGCCCTTGCCGAGCTGGAAAAGAATATCACAACGCAAACCTATGGCGACATACTAGCCAAAAGCTACGCGGCGACACGAAACGATCTGCGCGAGCTTGGTGGCGTGCAAGGTACTTTCGCACAACTCGATACAAGGGTCGCTGGCGCAATGCTTCGAGAGAACTGGTTTGGCGGCAACTACAAAACTAGAATAAACGGACATCGAGATAAATTCGTTAGTAGGCTACAGGCCAAGCTAGGCGGCGCGCTCACTTCAGGTAGTGGACTTGAGAAGGTAGCAAGCGATTTACAAAAAGAGTTTCAGGTCGCGAGGTATGACGCGGTACGCTTGGTGCGAACTGAAACGAACTATTTTCACAATCAGGCGGAATTAGAGGCGTATAAAGATGATGGGATTGAGAAGTATGAGTTTTTAGAGGTCTTAGACGGTCGCACTTCGGACATATGCCGCGAAGCAGGTGCAGAGGGCAATAATATCCATAAGGTAGAGAATGCAGTCGTTGGTGATAACTATCCACCGCTTCACCCAAATTGCAGATCCACCACAATTCCAGTTGTTGAATTATCGTAACAATTGTGTTACATTACATTTAGAAAAATACTCGACGGAGGTTAAACGGATTTAATTTTATCTAAAGACTTAATGTCAGAAGATATAAAAAACACTCCAGTTGCAACACCTGATGCAACACCAGCGGAGGCAATCAAAGGTGACGACACGACTCCAAAAGAGAGCAAGGTCGAGATTACGCCCGAAGTTCAGAAGGTGATCGATGGGGCTATCGAGGCTCGGTTAAAACGCGAGCGCGAGCAGCACCAGAGAGAACTTGAAGAAGAAAGGCGACTTGCCAAGCTTTCAGAAGACGAGCGTCAAGCTGAATTACAAAAGAAATATGAACAGGACTTATCAAGTCGAGAAGTGCAATTGCGCCTCGCCGAGAATAAGCTTGCTTATACTAAAAAATTCGAAGCTGACGGATTGCCTACAGAAATGCTAGATTATATCGTTAGTGAGGATTTAGACAGTACGACCAAGCGATACGACGAGTTCAAAGCAACTTGGAACGCGACACTTAATAAGAAATTAGAGGAGAGGGTAAAACCAACCTCGAACCCTGCAAGCTTTCAGAGTAATTCAGTAAAAAAACAGGACATCATTAGAGTTCTGTAATTTTACTTTAGAATTACAATACAATGGCACGAACAAATGCAATGAGCATTTATCTTGAGGACGGCGTAACACTTGCCAGCCTTCAAGAGGTGTACAATGGCGTTTTGGACAATGTTTCCAAAATGGCACTTTCTTCACAGCTGAAGAACCAGAACTTTTCTGGCAATCCTATGGCTGGATCAGTTGAAATCAAAAGATTTGTCAACTCAGTAGTTAAAGCTTACGGAACTGCACGAACTGCAGGCGAAGCTGACAAGCTAAACGCAGAAGCTATCACAGTAAACATCAACACTCCAAAAGAGATCGTTGAAGAGTTTGAAGCTTGGGATGTTGAGCAGTATGGTATTGCCAACCTCGTATCACGCAGAAGCGGTACATATACCGATTCAATGGTACGATTTATGGATAGCCTATTCTTTGCTCAGGCTGAAGCAGATGGAACTGAAGTAACCCTAACAGGTTCAACAGATGTTGAGAAGCTCGAAGAGCTTATTCAAGCACTCGAAACAGTTTCAAACGACTATGTAGATGGCGTTGATCGCGATCTCATCTCGGTTTCATTGAAGCCATCAGTATACGGTGCATTACGCAACTATATTGACACGCTTCCAAATCCTGTAGATGGTGGTGTAGCAGTTAACCGTTTCCACGGTGTACGCGTTTACAGCAACCATAGACAGACTGAGGACGCAATTGCAATGGTAGATGGTTCTATTGCAATGCCTGTTTCAATCACAGGTGTAAAGGTTTCTGATATCGATATGTCAGTTGCCGTATCAGCAGGTTTGTTCTTCAAATATGGTTTGAAGACGATTATGCCTGACCTGATTGTTTATGCAGACTTTACTCCAGTAGTTTCTGCTTAATTTTAGGTAGTAAACCAAAGTGGACGAGATAATAGCAAAAATTAAGGTCTATGTTCTGTTACTAGACAGTACTATTGAAGACGACGATATGCTCGATTTCATAGTAGCCGAAACTGTTGACCGCGCGCTAATCTATATGAATAGGGCGCAGTTAATAGAGGATTATGAGAGTGGCGATAGCGAAACTTCACCAATCCCTGAAGTAATTGAAAGGGCGTTGGCGAGGGCTGTAATAAGCGTGTATCGCGGCTCACAGGCTCAAATGGCTAGTGTGAAAGAAGTAAAATCGATGTCAGATAATGGGCAATCTGTAACATTCGACACGGTTCTGAAAAGCTATTATCTCTCACTTGGTGATGCTGAAGTATTTTCAGATATTACAAGTGTTTTGAATAAGTTTAGAATTCCCTCCATTGGAAGTAGGTAACGATTTCAAAAATGCAATAGCAAGTGTTTTCTACGATAAAGAGATTACTCTATACGATTTGACCATCGTGCAAGATGCAGACGGTTCGACTCGTCAAGAGTATATCGAGAGCGGCGATACATTTCTAGGCAATGCGAGATTTAACAACTTGGAGAGAATTAGGGCAGATTATGGTATTGCCGAGATAATCGATATTGCCATAACTACGCAAGAAACTATTCAGAACGGCGCGATATTGGGATATGACAGCAAGTTCTTTGAAGTCGTCAAAGTAATTCCCTTTGATAGTCATAATTTGATTGTAGGTAAACAATGCTTATCCGCGTCCTTAACATCGATAAGTGCTTAAAAAAGCTCGGCAATATATCCAATTTGGATTTGTCATCAGCTTACAATAAAAGCGCGCAATTGGTGCAAAGGGTGGCAAAGGAGAAAGCTCCAGTCAATAAAGATCCTGATGCGCCTACGCGAGATAACTTGCGAAGCAGTATCAGGCGTTACAGGATTGGCGGTAGTTACCGAAATGGCGCGGCGGTAGGGACTGATGTTGAATACGCTATTTATCAGGAGTTTGGTACTTACAAGATGGCGGCGCAACCTTTTCTGATACCAGCGTTAAAAGAGAATGAAAAGACGATTATAAGAGAAATCGCTTTAGAGGTTAATAAAAAGATTAAAGAGGAGTCTGCAAAATGATAAACAATGATAAACAAACTATATACGAGGCGTTAGTCGCGATTGGTGGTTTTACAGTTTATCAGGGCAGGCCTGTTAGTGATATGGCGTTGCCTTGTGCGACCTTCACGCTTTCCGATATGTCAATCGATGTAAACTTGGATCGTGAGTTAGTCAACCAGTCAACTGAATACACTATAGATATCTTTGCAAAATCCACAAGCGAGGTTTCGGATATTTTGGCGAGTGTCGAGGCGGTTATGAGGGGTATGAGCTATGTTCTAACTTCAGCGTTAGACTTGCCCGATCCTGACAACATTGCGCACACTCAAGCGAGATTTAATTTGAGCTAATTACAAAATGGCTGCACAAAAGAGTATGGGTACAAAACTGTACCTCGTAGGGACTCCAGATGTTCAGATTGCAGACCTCACCTCTATTGGTGAGTTCGGTATCGAGTCCGAGGAGATTGAAACTACGACACTTGATAGTACAGGTGGTTTCCGCGAGTTTATTGCGGGCTTAAAAGATGCTGGCGAGATTGCACTTGCTGGTATCACCAAGAGCCAAGCGAACTTGGGTGACTTACTAGACTTGGCTGATACACAGACAGTCGAGAGCTGGAAAGTAACTTGGGAAGATGGTTCGTTATGGGAGTTTGATGGTTTCGTTAAAATGCTTAAAGAGGGCGAAAGCACAATTGACGGCGTACGAAACTTTACAGCTGCCATTCGTATTTCAGGCAAACCTGAATATACAGAGCCAGTTGTTTCTGCTTAATAGGTTTGGGAGGGCGACCTCCCTCTCCTTTTTAATTTGATCGTTCATACTATGGAGTTAAAGTTCACACCATTCAGCATTCGTAAGTTAGAGAAAGCCCATTCGGGGACTTCTTTTGAGCTGTTGCTACAAGAGGGTTCGTTCAGTCGTTTGACTGAATTCGTATCGGCTGGCTTGCATATTTATGATGAGGAGGCTGTAGACAATGCGATTATGGCTTACTTTGACGAAGGTCACTCAAAAGATGATTTAATCTTTTTGATACTGGACGCATTGGAGGCTAGCCATTTTTTACAAGTAGGAGCGGCGGCAATGGCGAGGAAGCAAGTCGCCGAGAAGATGGCAGAACTTGGGCTAACTTCACAGAGCTCTGGGAAGCAGGCGAAGTAGATGCTATCGCGAATGGCTTGACGCTTGAACAGTATTGGAATTACACGCCAAGAGATATCAAGACCATTTACAGGGGCTTTGAGGCTCGCATAATGAACGATTTAAGGCAGCGCGACATTGCTAATCATTTGCTGGGTAAATACATTGCTTACGCATTTAACGATCCTAAGAAATATCCAAAAGAGCCCTTTCTATATAAAGAAGCGGCTCAAAATGATAAAATAAATAAGCAAATGACTGGCGAACAGATGAAGGATTTTGCAAAGCGTTTTACCGCTAAGTTTAACAAAAAAGACAATGGCAAAGGTTGAAAATTTAGAAGTACTCATACAGGCCAACGCGGATCAGTTAAAAACTGAACTACAGGCGACACAAAAGGCATTGACGAAGTTCAAAAAGGGTGCAGAGGGTACGAGTCAAGGCTTCGGCTCTTCATTTAGTGCTGCTGGCATTGTTGCTGGTGTCGGTATCGCTGCGGTTACCGCTGCTATAGGCGCGGCTGTAAAGTCGTCTACGCAATTCGCAATGCAGGCCATCGAGAGCGAGAACCTTGTAGGCGTTACCTTTGGCAATATGACTGGTGACATTGTGGAGTGGAGTAACCAACTTGAGCAGGCCTTGGGTATGAATGCCTTTGAAACTCGCAAAAGTGCAGGTGTGTTTTTTAACATTGCAAACTCATTAGGATTGACGAGGGATAACGCTCTCAATCTTTCTAAGGGGGTTGTGATGTTAGCAAATGATATGGCTTCATTTTACAATATTGCTACAGATGATGCTTTGATGAAACTGCAATCGGGCTTGACTGGTGAAATCGAGCCTTTAAAGCGTTTGGGTATTTTGGTAGACGATAACACTATCAAAATGAAGGCAATGGAGATGGGCTTGGGCGACAACACCGCCGCAATGAGTCAGGCTACAAAGGCCTCGTTGAGATACCTCGCAATTCTCGATCAGACCAAGAACGCTCAGGGCGATATGGCGCGAACGATAAACTCGCCTGCTAATCAGTTGCGCATTCTAGAGAGTCGCGTCAAAGGCGTGCAGATTGCACTCGGTGCGGTATTTATTCCAGTTTTGAATGCTATTCTGCCCTATATCGGTGCGTTCGTTATTATGATAGGCAGGGCAATCGAGGCGGTTTCAAAATTCTTTGGTATCGTAGGAATTCAGGTCGATATAGACGCGTGGAACGAGTATGGCAAGTCACTCGAAGGGGTTGGCGCAGGTGCAAGTGGCGCGGCCGATGGCGTTGGTAAGCTGAAAAAAGAAATGGCAGGACTTGCAGGCTTTGACGAAATGAATGTACTTACAGCACCAGCGGCAGGAGGCGCAGGAGGTGGAGCAGGGGCTGGAGGAATTGGTGGAGGCGCGGCGATAGATATTCCTGCACCTGATATGAGCTGGATAGATGATATGACTAGCAAAACCGATGATGCGGTCAAGAAAATGGAGTCGCTATGGATACAATGGGGCGATGTTATCAAGTCTGTTTTTGCAGGTATTGCAGTCGGAGCAGCGCTTATGTGGCTTGGTATCTCAGCTCCAGTCGCAATTCTCGTAGGTGTAATAGTCGCGGCCGCCCTTTATATATGGCAAAACTGGGATACGCTTGTGCGCAATCTCAAATGGATATGGGAACAGTTTGTCAGAAGTTTGGGCAATACAGTCGAGGCTATCGGTGTCGGTATCTCAAATCTGTTCAAAGGCATAGTCAATGCTGTTGTTGGCTATATAAAATGGGTTGGTAGCGTATTTAAGGCTATACTGGATCTCAATATATGGTGGGTCAATCAGATAGGCGGTTTCTGGTCAAACCTCTTCAAATTCTTGGCAACTGGCGCAAGCAATGTAGGTATCGCGCTCTCTAACATATGGGGTGCGGTCAAAACCAAAGCAGGCGATGCGATTGACTGGATTAAAGATAAATGGGAAGGACTTGGCGGCTCACTTGGCGGCATAGGCGATGCAATGTGGCAGGCGGTCAAAAAAGGCATCAACAAGGTTATAGATGTTATAAACAAATTCCTGAAAGGCATAAACGATAGTTTGGGTTTGTCGGGTGACTTGAAAATCAAAACGATTCCAAAGCTCGCAAAGGGTGGTGTTGTATCCAGCCCGACTATCGCAATGGTAGGTGAGGCAGGTAAAGAAGCTGTTATGCCACTCGAAAACAATACAGGCTGGATTACAGAGCTTGCACAAAAGATAGGCGAGCGAGGCGGCGCAAGTGGCGAGCCTATAAACCTGACTGTTCAAATCGGCACCAAAACGATTGCAAAGGAGATTATAAATGTAGTCAATAACGAGAGTATGCGTTCTAATAGTTTAGTTTTTAACATATAGCGATGGCAATAACTAACATCTTAAAGATAAATGGGACTGATGTACCTGCCTTGCGCAAGTATGTTGTTGGTATAAACAAGCTTTGGACTGATGCAGGGCGGAACCTTAAAGGCGAGCTGAAAACTACTTTTGTTGGTAATTTCATTAAGCTCGAATGCGAGGTTGGCTATACAACTCAGGCGCAAATGACGACACTCCGCACGATGCTCGATAATGCCTTTATGACTGTTCTTTGGTTTGATGAGAAAACTGACACTTTGAAATCGGGTACTTTTTACCCTAGCGATTATGCCTATGGCTTGTATCGAAAAGATGTTGCACTTTACGAGCCGTTCCAGTTCTCGCTCATTGCAACCAAGAAACTAACATAAGCCTTTGAAATATGTACACAATATCGGCAGACCTAAAAGACGCACTACGAAGCGAGGGGAACGAGTTCGAGGCTTATATTACAGATAATGACACAATAACTATCGCCGCTGATGACGATCTTGTAGAGCTTGAATTGACCGCACAAGGCAATTACGGCAAGACTGTAATGCGCGAGTTATCGGGCAAGTGGAATGGTAACTACGACCTTTTGGGTAAATATATAAACGCCTATATGGGCGGACATATTCCCGATGTCACCAATAAGGGTGCGGTTACGATTTCAATTGCTACGCCTGCAGTAGTCACTTTGACTGCTCACGGCTTGCTAACTGGCGATAGGGTGCGCTTTACCACCGATGGCGCGCTACCGACTGGCATAACTGCAGGTACGGATTATTATGTAATTAAAGTTACGGACAATACTTTCAACATTGCTACAACCTATGAGAACGCTTTCAATGGCGTTAAGGTTGCTACAACTGGAACACAATCGGGAACGCATACGCTTTTCTACTATCCAGTTTCGTTTGGTAGCACGATCGAGTATGTCAGCTATGGTAGTTTCAAAGTAGTAGAAACGGCGATTGACGATGGTAGTACAGAAACCTCTTTCAAGGCCTACGATAAGATGTACGAGGCGTTAAAAGTGTATGCGCTATCGTTAGACTTCTCAGCTGGTTTGGCAATCCTAGAGGTGCTACAGGCGATATGTACCGAACTCGGCTGGACACTTGGAGCTGCATCGTTTGTAAATGACACGATTAGTTTCGATAGCGATCCATTCACCGATCAGGGTTTGACATACCGCGATGTTTTGGAGGATATTGCAGAGGCGAGCGGTACGATTGCGATGTTTAATGAGGACGATGAGCTAATTCTAAAGGCTCGCGATGTTGTAGTGGACACGCTAACAGGCGATGACTTAATGGCTAGCAAGTTTGAGCCCGAATGGGCAGAGTTGAATAGCGTGGTATTGTCACGCGTAGAGGTTGACAACATTGTCGAGCAAGACGCGACATCGATTGCAACCTATGGCTTGCACGAGTACAAAATAGTTGACAATCTCGTAGTTGACGGGGATAGGGCGACATATATAACGCCGCTTTATAATGAATTGCTAGGCTTGCGATACTACCCTTGTGAAGTTGACGCTTTCGGTACTATTTACCTAGAAGTCGGCGACTTGGTTTCTATTCAAGATCCAGACGACATTGACCGCGATGTTTTGATTACTAGAATTGTAACAAAGGGCTTCAATGTTTACATCGAGGCCAAAGCACCCGATTTGACTTCTACGGACTACAAGACAGCAGGGGTCATAGGCAAGGCGATTAAGAATACTGAAATCAAGGTTGACAAACAGGAGGGGCGCATCGAGCTTTTGGTAGACGATGTTGCCTCGCTCACGATTTCAACAGAGGGCATTCAATTGACCGCACAAACCGCGCTAGATCAGGCAGAGGCTAATGCGGCGAGCCTAGAAGATGTTTATAGCGAAATCACCACGCTGCAACAGTCTGTAGATGGCCTAGAAATCAGCGTATCGGGTATTGGTGGATCAAACCTATTCAAGAACTCGGTTGGGCTAAAAGGTACGATTGAAGAGTGGAAAGAGGATACTACAGAGGCTCGAAACGATGCCACAATAGACACTTCAACAAATGTACGCGAAAATACAGAGGCGCAAAGCGGATTGTCACTCAATGATCAGTATGTTAAACAGACCGTGCCAACTATAATCGGCGAGAGGTATGTTTTATACTGCAAGTTCTATAAGAATGGTACTCTGACCGCCGCCATAACAGGCGTTCCCATAATTACTATGACTGGCAACACTAATGAGTGGACTGTGTTCAAATATGACTTTATCGCAACTGGTATCACAACATCGGTTACTTTCGATACAACTGGCTTGGCCGTAATCTCGGATATTGTAATGAAAACAGGTGATGTTAGCGGCTGGATACAAGCTCCAAACGAGGTATATGGTGCGAACTTCAGATTTGATAAAGACGGCTTCAGGATCTCGAGTTTAACCGATCCGTTCGTGAGCCTGCTCGATAATCAAAAGCTCGCGGTATACGATACATCGAGCGGTAGTGATAGAATAGTTATGTATGTATCAAAGGATAGCGGCATCGTCACGAAGCTAGTAGCGCAAGATGATTTGATAATTCAGAGGTATGAAGAGCCTAGCAAGGCAGGGCGATTCATACCAACAGCTGACGGAGTTTACTTTACGATTAATGACTAATGGCAACAATTCTAGGTAGCTTTACAGGTAAATCCACTTCGATAGCGCGCCCTTATATTGAATATAGCTATACTCAGGATATACCGAATAATCAAAGTACAATAACCGCCTCGCTGTATTTCGTAAAGTACAACGCCTCATACTTCTTTTTTAATACTGGCGGTTTCACCAATAACTTCAAGATTGACACTTCGACCTCTTCAACGACCGAAACCTTTGATTTGCGCAGCTCAAGTGTTCCAGAAATCGAGCTGATCGTCACGCGTAGTTATACGGTCACGCATAATAGTGATGGTACGCGCTCGGTATGGATTGGTGCGAGTGGCAATACAGGCATCACCGCGCTGGGTACTTATGATTTCGGCTCGACTGTTACTCTGCCCACAATCCCACGCGAGGCAACAATTACAAATTCCGTGAGCTTTACGGTCGAAAACGATATTCCGCTAACATTCAGCAACCCTGCAAACTATTGGATTAAGTGCGAACTATATGTTAATGGGGCGCTCATAAAGTCGCAAAACTTCGGGCAGGTTACTTCGGGAACTCTTACGCTCGATGCTACAAACGATGCGGCTATATACGCACAAATGCCAAGTGTTACCTCCACCTCGATGTATGTACGCTGTAAAACATACACAACAAGCGGATACACTACGCAACTCGGCAGTAATAAAGACAAAACTGGAACTGCCTCTATTAACCAGTCAATTAACCTACCAACCTTTTTAGATTGGGATTTGACGGCAGTAGACAAAGCGGTTGCGGTAAAAGATAAGTACGACAATACACTGGTGACCTCGCAGACCAACACGCTGACTGGATCGGCCTCGAAAATTATTAAGGGGTTCAATACCACACGTGCCACTATCGAAGTCGCTGACAAAGCAGTCGCAAAAAACTCTGCAACGATGGCGACATACGCGCTGACAGCAGGCTCGCTGACGGGTAGCGCGGCATATAGCGCGGTTGCGGCGGTAAATGTCACGCTACAAGATGTCTTGGTAAACTCTATGGGCGTAAAGGCTACGGATAGCAGAGGGCTTTCAACAACTGTAACAAAGGCCTTTAGCAATATGGCGAACTACGCTGCCATCACGCTCACGACACCAACGCTCACGCGCGATAACAACGTAGACGCGCCAACGAAACTAGCTTTTAGCGGAACGGCTTTCGATGGCTACTTTGGTGGCGGTGTGGCTGGCGTGCAAAATACGGTAACGGCGCACTATCGCTATAAGGAGAGTACGGTCGCTTGGGGCGCGCAAACTTGGAACGCGATAACTGTAACCTTTACAGGCGGATCGTTTACCTTTGATGATTATGTAAATGGCGACTTGGGCGCATCAGGCTTTGACACTTCTAAATCGTTTGATATCGAGGTGCGTGTCTACGACAAACTAACGGCGACAATAACAGAAGAGCCGCTTTCAAAGGGTATTCCACTAGTACACTACACCACTTCGGGCGTAGCCATAAAGGGCGCGTATGATACGGCAGAGGGTGGAGCATGGCAGGTACACGGTGCGACTAGGCTTAATGGCGATGTAACTGGTGACGGCGTACTCGATGAGGACGATATGGCTTCTAATTCAGCTGTAAAGATTGCAACGCAGCAGAGTATCAAGGCTTATGTAGATAACAGGTTGGCATTTTTTGCGTATATATCAGCTAATCAGAATATAACGGCGACCTTTGTAACTGTAAATGCCAATACGGAGCTTTATGATACAGGTGGTGCTTATGATAATAGTACATATCGTTTTGTAGCACCAATTGCAGGATATTATCATTTTTTTGGAGAGCTGGAGGTGTCTTCGGCGGCAGGCGACAGGTTATTATTGGCGCTATTTAAGAACGGGGCAGAGGAGAGGAGAGGTAACGGACATATTACGACCTCATCAAGCCTGTACAATGTATCCGTTAGTGCGGATATCTATTTGGCGGCAAATGACTATGTAGACCTGCGAGCCGCCTCATCGACTACACGCTCAACAGCCAATGCCAACAATAAACAAATCAATTATTTTGGCGGCCACTTGGTACAGCGCGCATAGAATATGCTACAATGTATTTACATAAAATAAACAACCCAACTTGTGCCAAAGGTAGAAATTGACACAGCGGAACTGAAAACAATGGTTGATAAGGCTACAATGGAAGCCGTGAAAAAACAACTAAAGGGTTTCGATAATATGATTAGCGATATCGCCGACATCAAGGGGGCTTTGTTGGGCAGCGATTTCTCACCTATAGGAGCTATTAAGAAGGTTGATGAACTATGGGACGAGTACAAGGCGCAGAAAGAAGATGGACATGTTGAAAAGGTCAAGAAAATGTGGGAAGCCTTCTCATTTATTCAGAAGCTCACAGCGATACTTACATTTATTAACCTAAGCCAATTTATCGGCTTAGTTGCTTTAGTAATAGACTACTTAAAAACTCGCTAACGAATATGACACAAATATTCATAGACGGTAAGGATATTAAAGACATCAAAATGACCCAAAACGGCAAGGGTCAATACATCTCTCGTGGTAAAACCTACTACGATACCCCTATGAAAGATTTTGAATACTTCATAGCCAATAAGCCAGCTGGCTATGTGGTACATAATGATGGTAGCCACCAAACGACTGCTGCTCGAAAGGCTCAGAGGGCTATAGATATTTCGTCACTAGGCAAGGCTACAGCTACAGAGGACTTCAAGATTACAGGCGTTTTGAGAGACGGCGTACAGTCATACATTAAAGGTAACTTCAATACCTTCGGCGAAGTCTGGTTTGTACACGCCTATAAGGTTGGTGCAAAGGTCGGGCAAGTTATACCAGCAGGTGAAATGATTGCCGAGTGCGTTTACAATCACTTCCACCTATTCAGCTCTAAGTTTGACATTTACAAAGAATATATGGAACAGGACATTGCAATCCCTCCATTCAAGGCTGGGGATAATATCGCGGCAACTGTAGACAATATTAACCTGCGTAAAGATTTCGGTATGGATACCGAGATTGTTGGTAAACTTATGAAAGGCGATGTTGTTGAAGTCGCCTCTGAGCGATACCCTATTGATGATGGATACTCGTGGATACAAACTAATAAAGGGTGGGCGGCTTACACCCCAGAGTGGTACCGTTTAACCTCTTCACCAGTCGACCCTTGCGCCGCCACCAAAGCTGAGTTGGCAGATGTAAAAACCAGTTACTCTACGCTGTCTGTAGCTAACGAAAAACTCACGAGAGAGGCAAGAGACTATCGAAAGGTTATCGAGGCTTTTGAGGGTACTAAGGCTCACTACAATGAACAGGTGGTAAAACTGGAGGGGGAAATAACACTTTTGAAGGAATTACAGTCGGTTTTGAATAAAGAATTAGAGAATCGAGATAAAGCCATTAAGAAATACCGAGAATTAAATGCTACTTTGATGGCAGAAAATCAGTCGGTCGCTGAGTTGGTAAAAAGCAAAGAGGATTGGAGTTGGCACTTGGGTGAGGTGTATCGTATTATAGATAGCAAGATTGGATTGACCAATGGGCTGGTCAAGTTGTTCAGCAAGCTTTCGGGGGTTTTCTCTAAAAGCAAGCTGAAATAAGTTTTAATAGGTTGTAACTTGGAACACAAGTTTCACTACAATATAAATCGTAGGGCTAATAGAGAGGAGTTTATACAAATGGTTGCGAGTGCTGTAATATTATCAGGTGCGAGTTTAGTGCTACTCGGTAGCATTCTTTTGATCTCGGGAATAATTTTATTAGTAGCTATTTATGGCTAAGGCAAAACAAGATAGGTTTGATTATATGATTACACGCGTTGGCAATATGCTACGCTGGTTAATCGCTTCAGGTACGATTACATTCTTATTAACGCAGCTATCTGACTGGGTAACAGGTGCGAAAATGTCACCAGAGATTGCGACTGGCTTAATGATTTCAATAAATACCTTACTTTTTGCTGTACGAAGTTATGTCGAGGGTGAACAGGAATAGAGAAATCCCATTAAAATAGGGTTTTCGTGAAGGTGCTCAATGCACCTTCTTTTTTATGTAATTTTTTACTCAATACCGATGCCACCATTCCATGAAACAGTTAGGCGAGAGATGTTCAAGAGAGATGAAGGAACCTGTCAAAATGATAATTGCGTATGTCGTAAGGTGTATGGTCAAAATGCTCAATGGCGTGACGGCTTTGCCATTCAAATGGCTCATTACCCAGACAGACACCAGCCGAGAGTAGACTTTAACCCCGACAATGGCAGGGCTTCGTGTTGGGCTGCACACCTTATTGAAACGATACAAACTGGCAACCACAGAGGGGCTTCTACAATGTATGAGCAGTTCAGTAGCCGTAGTTATGAATGGATTAGAGAACACGGTTTCCGCGATGAGAAAATGCCACTCCAATGGTACTACGACTATGCAGACTGCCTGAATAGGAGTGACGAGCTAGGTATAGAGGGATTAGTATTGTCAGCTCAAGAGAATTTCGGGATTGGTGAATAGAAAAGAGGTGGCTCTTAAAAGATATAAAATCGCTACTCAAGAGCCACCATTTCCCCCTACTTTCGGTGTTGCCGTTTACGGCGTTTGCGGAGCTTTCGCTCTTTTGGCTTGCCCATAGGACTCCTTTAGCGGATTAGTATCCACTTTACAACTTTGGTTGTTACATTGAAAAAGACGTGGAACAGCCCTGCGGCCGTTTCTACGACTTTCCATAGCACCCAGCCTGCGCCGTTGATGGGGTCGTCTGACATTTGCCTCACCTCCTTTTTGTAGGGATGTTGAAAGAACTTCGGAATTTCGCCGAATATGAGGAATTTAATTCACTCTATGTATGTATCTAGCTAGTAACGCTCCAGGCTATTGCCAATCCGCTTTCGCCATGAGTCCTAAACCATACGCACCTCTAAATACATACATACAAAGAACTCTAACCTGCTGGCTTGGTAGGGGACTTGAACCCATATAGACAACCCTCGCACCAATAGTTGTATACACTTATGGTGGTCAGCTGTAGTCCTACCTCCGCTTAGCTAGCATCACTTTTTATTAGACGAACACAAGCCAACAGATTACAATCCTCTATTCTATTTTAAGGTGCTAGCCACTCTGTAAGGTGTGCGGTAACAATGGCCTGCCCATAGTACCACCGCCACCACACGCCCTACAGGGCGGCTATGCCCCGCCTACTATTTCCACTTACAACCGCACTCTCTGCACTTGTAGGTTTTTGGCAGAAACGGAATCATTATGAGCCCGATGCCCATACTTATAAAGGCAAACACTAGAAACGCGCACCCCATATCGCGACTGGTAGAAATCTTTTTACCGCCGCACTCTGGACACTTATTTATTACTGACATTGTTTTATTATTTATAAATGAAATACCACACTAAGTACAACCCAAAACCATAAGGCAAGGGCTATGAATATAACGAGCGCGTATCGCTTTTTAACCTTCTTATTCTCCTCTATCTCGCGCCCAAACTGGTCTTGTAAATCGTCCATTATGATTTCCCTTGTTTACTAAGGTTAGATAATAATTCTGCTTTGACTTCCTCAAAGGTTTTGTTCAGCTCCCTTGAATTCCACTCTCCAAACCGTTGTATTGCGAGTTGGTATTTATCGTTGTTGTGTAGGTCATCTAATGCCTGTTCATAGATTTCCCTCTCCCTCTCATCAAGTAGTTGTTGGACTTTCTCTGTTATCTGATTAAGAAATTCTTGGTCAATATACCCAACTCCTTCTGCTATAAACTTTTCAAGTTTTGATAGACTGTCAACTTCCTCTTTAATGTTTCTCATTACTTATCCTCCTTTGATAATTTATCCTGCTCCTCTTGTAGGAGGGTTTTAATCTTTTTGGCTACTGCTTGGGCTTGCTCTTTGGTTTGGAAGTAGTTGCCTAGTCGGTATTTATCCTCATCACTAGATAAATAAGCTTCCATAAGCATATAGACTTCACCATTGTCTAAAATGCTGAAATAGTTCCCCCATTTACTAGCTCTCCACCTTTTTGGAATAACTTCCTCGATATAGTCAACTTCCAACTCCAGCAACTCATCTACATTTATACCAATCTCCACATCATCGACACCTTCTGCTTTGACGGAATAAACAATACCTAAGCCACCCCCAAGATCCTCAGCCTGCATATCTTGTGGCTCAAATACATTACCTCCAAAATCCACTATTCTTTTTGTTAGTCTATATTTTTTCATCATCATATCTGCTTAATTAAACCCTATCCCCCTCATCTGAATATCCTGCTGGTATGTTGCTACCAGTCGCGTAGTGATACACGAACGCGCTCGCGTCAATCGGGTCGTCAATCAGGTAAATGTTGCGCAGACGATCCGCGTAGGTGCTGATGTAGTTTGCTTTATGCAGCAAGTCACCAGCCTGCATATCGTCTAGCATCGAGCTATACTCCTCACCCTCCAAGTAGCAGACCTTATCATCATCTGCATCAAAGCCATACGCTTCAGGGCTATACTTCGCATCGCACTCGTAAATCAGCTTTACAAGCGTATTAGCGTAAGCCTCGATTAGCTTCGTTTTATTCATATTATATAGATTGCTTAACTTATCTAACTGTATTATATACCTTTAGGGATACAATGCAATAGCCCTATAGTGTCGTTTCTAATATTCTCCAGCCACCCATAAAGTAAACCCAAAATACCCAACCTTTATAGGGCTCTTTGAGCATTATATAGCAGGGTACTTTGACACCATTCGACTCGATCCAGTTGGTGATTTTCTTTTTGGCGGCGGATACATTGCTTTTATTACTCTTGACCTGCACGAAACTCACTTTTTCGCCTTTGACTGCTACAAAATCGAACATACCAAAAAAGTCGGGGCTCTGCAGTAGTGATTTGTTCTTTTTGTCTACCACCCAACCCCATCGAGTCCAGAGCTTGCGAGCCTGTGCCTCGTAGTAGTCGCCTTTACTTACTGTTGACATTCTGCAGTACCTTTTCAATTTTATCTGAAACTCGCTTCAAAATAGATTTCGCGATTAGCGTGTATCGCTCGTGCGGATTCACCTGCTTGACACCAATCCACTTGCGGCGTTCAATTCGGGCGCGCATATATTGCGCTAGTACCGCGCGGTTCATACCGAGATCGCTGGCGATTTCGGCGATACTGATTGCCATATACTTACGAGCTACCTCGTACCGCCTCAGCGCCTCGACCTTTTCGGGTTCGGTTTTCGCCTCGAACTCTTTAATAATTTTATTATAATCGAATTGCATTTTTGCCTTGTTAAAATTTAACCAATCCTTGCCATCAGGAGTTAAGCGCCCC